AAAATTACATCCTTATCTATTACCATTATTAGATGAAGTAAATCATTTCATACCTAGTGCTAAATACGCTAGTCTTAAAACTAATAATAAAATAGAAATTGTTCCTCTTGGATTAATGAGAGGACGTAATTTTCATAATGCTTTTATCGTAGCAGATGAATGTCAAAATGCTTCGTATGATCAGTTAAAAATGTTACTAACAAGAATTGGTACTAACAGCAAAATGGTATTAACTGGGGACGTTAGTCAATCAGATTTACACAGACATATGCAGGGTGGTTTTTGGTCTATGACAAATGCCTTAGCTGATATTGAGGGTATTGCTGTTGCTAGACTAGAAGCATCAGATATTGTTAGAAATCCAATTATAGGAAAAATTATCGGACGACTAGACAACTACGAAAAAGATGAAACCTCAAAATAGTAGATGCTTAATTTTAAATGCTGATTACACCCCACTAGGTATCATCTCTTGGAAAAGAGCTTTGGTGTGGTCTTTCAGACACGATGAGAATTCTCATGTAGGTGTAGAAATTATAGATTTCTATAAAGATGATCATATCTGTGGTGCTAACAATAAAAAAATACCGATACCAGCAGTAGTTAAAACAGCAAAATATTTTCGTCTAAATCTCCAGAGCGTTAATTTTTCTAGAAAAAATTTATTCATTAGAGATAATTATAGCTGTCAGTATTGTGGTTCTGAAAAAGAAATCAATCAATTAACTTATGATCATGTTATTCCTAAATCTGTTTGGAACAAAAATATAGGATCACCTACTTGTTGGACAAATATTGTTACAGCTTGTGTTGAGTGTAACCGCAAGAAGGGTAATAGAACACCAAAAGAGGCCAATATGCCTCTTAGAAATCTTCCAGTAGTACCAAATAAAAGTGCAAAGTACTTGCCAGTTAGAGGACTTCTTCTTAAGATAAGGTCAGACATTCCCAAGGAATGGACGATTTACCTTCCAGAGTCTTATTTATAATGCCGTGCTATACATATTGTTGCGAAAAGTGTGAAGCTAAATTTGAATTAGTAGTTCCCATCAAAGACTATGTGGATCAACCAAAGTGTGAACATTGTAATAGCAAGAAAACATACAGACTATATATGGAAGATATTAAAACTCTCAATACTTCCATCAAAAAGTCAGATAGCGAACTTAAGACACTTGGCGATTTAGCTAATCGTAATAGAGATAGGCTTAGTCAAGACCATAAGATAAGTTTAGAAAAAAAACATAACGACTATAAAGAAGAGCCATCTCAAAAAGAACTACCTAAAGGTATGTCTAGAATACAAAAACCTAAATTCAAAACTAAATGGACCTCCTAAGAAGGATCAGATACTATGGATAATTTTATTTTTAATCCTGAGAGCAAATATTCATCAGAGAATATTGATGAAGAAATTGTTTCTGAGTTCTTTACTTTATCTGGAATGGAAGACTTTTTGGATACAGATGATCTTCCACAAATAAAAACTGAAACAGATTCTGTTTTTGCTAAAAGAACAAAAAGGAAGAATGGAACAACTAAATTTACTATTAGGCTAAGTAATAATGGTAAACTATATAATCCGGTATCTATTTTGGGTCAAGAAATTAATCATAGTTTTTTGAATAGAGTTTGTCGATCAAATAATAAATTTGCTGAAGTAAACCAAAAGGTGTTTAATTGGTATGTCAAATTTTTAAAAACCAAAAATGTTGCATGGCTTCACAATGCTGAAAGAGAGAAAGAATAATGGCTAGAATTAATAAGATTCAAAAGTACGCTGCTCTATGGCTGAATAGTCAAGGGTGGGATTCTCCAAAGATTGCAAATGAACTATCTCTTACTGATAGTCAGGTTAAGAATGTTGTAGATAGTCCATCGACTACTCCTCAAGCTTCTATCAAAACTGTTTCTTCTCCTATGGGTAAATCTCCATCGAAGAACTTAATGATTAATGAAAGTGCTGGAGGTACTCGTAAAGTCTCTATTATGACTAAAGAAGCTTCTGCTATGAATGACGATCTAAAGAAAGCTAATCATCCAGAAGGACGTAAGAATCAAAAGGGTATTTTCAGACCATTTAATAATTAAACTATTATGATAGAATCATTTGAAAGCATATACGAACAATTGACAGAAGAAGAAAAACAGCTTCTGGCTAAGATAGAAAATAAACTAAATTCTGTTGTAGAAGAAATTAAGGATAATCGCTTTGTAAATATTGATACGGATAATCCTAATGTTGTTCCAGACTTTTCAGAAAAACATCCAGATTTGATACACCCCAAACATCTGACAATAGCTCCTCATGAAATTACATTTTTAATTAAAGCAGAAGTTTCTGAGATAGATGACAAAGGATATCTCGGTGAGATTAAAGAGATAGTAGAAAAATATTATCATGTACCAGTTAAAGCCAAAGACGATTATGAGATATACATGAATAAATTTTTTGAGAAGTTTCATTCTTCCTTGGAAAGCGTTTGTCAGGAATTAAACCAGTTTAAAAAGTAATGTGCGACAAATACATATCTAAGTATTCTAATGGGAAAGAAGTGTCCCAGGCTCAGTTTATTACAGAGATTATCTGTGAACGTAAAGCTCAAAAAGACAAGCTAGATCTACATTATCGTTTTTGGGTACATAATAAGTGGGCAACTTTTTTCAGAAACCAAATAGGTTCAGCTCATAAGTTGCTTAAGACGTATTCAGCTAAGGCGATCATAAGGGCTCTCAATACTGATCAGGGGAAGAAAATCTATTCTTTGCGAGCACCCCATCTGCCTGCTATTATAGAACAACAAGAAATTAATATTACACAAGAAAACACAACTCTTAGTTTAAATATTGAAAGAAAAGATAATATCACCTTTGGTATTAAATCTCCAGTTTCTAAAAACATTATTTCCAAGCTTAAGGATTTAGATCAATGAGTCTCAAAGAAGATGTAATTAAAAATTTTGGTAATGAAATCATGCTAACGGCAAGCGCTGTTGTTGACAAGAAGCTCATTACGATTCCTGTGAGTCCTTCTCTGGACATTATTTTAAATGGAGGTGTCCCAGAAGGAAGTTTTATGATTTTAACCGGACAACCCAAATGTGGAAAGACCACAACCTCTTTAGACTTCGCTGCCACAGCACAAAAACCCGAATATGCTTATCAGGGATTCAAAGAGGGTAGAGAAGTGTACTACCTTAACATTGAAGGTAGATTAAAGAAAAGAGATCTAGAAGGAATTCCAGGATTAAATCTAGATAGATTTCATATTATAGGTTCTCAGCAAGGTAAGATTTTACACGCAGAAGAATATCTTCAGATTGGCGAGAGAATTATTAACGAAATTCCCGGATGTGTTCTAATCATAGACTCCTACTCTGCATTATGTACTGAAACAGAAATTACTTCCGATATGAATAAGATGCAAAGAGCAGATGGCGCTAAACTATTAGCTAAGTTTTGCAGGAAAGTGGCGAATGTTATTCCTGTGAATAGAAATATTGTTATTGGTATTACTCATCTTATGGGTAATCCGGGAACCGGTCATGTTGAGTGGAAAGAAAAGAGTGGTCAGGCTATTGCTTATCAGACAGATATTAAACTAAGAGCTAAGTTCCACACAGCTTGGAAAATTGGGTCGGCAGAAGATGGTCAACAAATTGGTCAAGAAATTCAATGGCAAGTAATGTGTTCTGCGTTAGGCGCTCCCGGTGGGACTATTACTAGCTATATTCGATATGGTCAAGGTATAGATAAGCAAATGGAATTACTTATGCTTGCAGTTGATATTGGCATTATACAAAAGGGTGGAGCTTGGTATACTCTAACTTCAGTTACAGACAAGCCCAAATTTCAAGGAACAGAGAAACTAAGACAATATATAGTAGATAATCCTTCTGTCTATGATAGCTTACTAGCACAAGTCAAGGAAACAATGGGCATTAAATGCAAGTAAAAGACCTTGATGGAAACATATGTAATTGGCAACTTATTGGAGGCATTGCTCATGGGAAGGCTAAAAACAAATCGTCCTTGCATTTGGTTGCTAGGGACTTACTACATAAATGCTTCCCCACGATGCAAATTCTGGAAGAAGTGCCGATTCCTCTAAGAAGATCAGAAACTTTATACTTAGATTTCTATATCCCTCTATTAAAGAAAACAATAGAGGTACATGGAGAGCAACACTATAAATTTGTTCCCTTCTATCATAACACTTTGTTAGGATTTGTTAGACATAAGAAAAGAGATCAAGAAAAACAGGAATGGTGTGATATAAATGGCATAACTTATATTGAGTTACCATTTCATGAAGATGTAGAACTTTGGTCTAATAGGATAAAAAATGAGCAATAAAACTGCTAAAGAAGAATTGCAAGATTGGGATAATCTTCTAGATGAATATGAAAACAATCTAGGACTACCTAGATATGCTGCTGGAGGTTTACCAGAAGCAGAGTTAAATAGTTATCTCTCTATGAACAGGGATGAACTAGAAAAATTAACACCAGAAGATTGTGGTCAGATTTCTTACAGACTAGCACAGTTCTCTTTTCATGTTCAGAGAACCATTAATAGAGAAATAGCTAGATATAACTGGGCAGAAGATACTACTAAGATAGTGATAGCAGATGATATCAATAACTATAAAGGTTATGGATACGTTGAAAAATCTAATCAGGCCATTAAACATAATGATAAAGCACAGTCCTTAAATAAAATTAAGATTTATGCTAAACAAAGAACTGATAGACTATCGTATATAGCTAATTCTATTAAGAATCTGTCGGATATTCTGATTGCTATCCAAAGAATGAAAGTGACTAAACATGGACAATAATATTAATCTAGATCCTCAACAAATACAGCAGATGATTTTAATGCTTCAATCAATGCTACCGAAGCAGGATGGCTCAGAACAGAAAAACTTGAAGACTAAAAAGAAAGCTCCTCGTACTAATAATAAAAGTAAAGAGTCAACATCAAAGCCTTCAAATAATAAATTTGATTCTATGATGGAAAAAAGAATGCACATGGAAGATATCGAAATAGATAAGAAATTAATAGTTCAACCTCCAGTTCCAAGAGCAAGACCATTTAATTTGGTGACTGCTACTTGTAGAGTTTGTGGAAAGAAAGAGACTGTTAATCCAGTACTGATTACAGACTCAATAGACAGATATAAGTGCAACAAATGTTCCGGAGCAGCAGGTTAATATGATACTTTGTGACGTTGCAGCAGAACGTGCTGTTTTATCTGGAATATGTAATTATGGCGAAGATGCCTATTTAGATGTTGCAGATATTATTCAGGATACTTCATTTACTATAGATAGTAATTCTATCATTTTCAAATGTCTAAAAACTGTTTGTGAAAGAGAACAAAAGCCTAATATCGACGTAGCTACTATTTTTTCAGTAGCAGAAGAATTGGGCTATGGACATATTTTAAGCAAAAAAGAAGAGGTACAGCATCTTAGAGCTATTATTGATTTTCCAGTAGCTTTAGATAATGTTCGTAAATTTGCTGCTAAAATTCGTAAACTGGAAATTGCCAGACTTTTACGCAAGCAACTAGAATTAGCTCAAGAAAAAATTCTAGATGTTAACGGTACAGAGCCTATCGGTTCTATTCTTGGTATTGCAGAAGAGACGATATTTAATTTTACTTCTTTACTAAATGATAGTGATAATAACCCTGTCACTATTGGTAAAGATCTGGATGCCTACATTCGTAATCTTGAAGAGAATAAAACTGATCAGATTGGTATTCCTACTGGCTCCAGCATATGATCAAGCTATTGGTGGTGGTTTAAGAAAAGGCACAGTTAATGTTATAGCTGCTCGTCCTAAAACTGGTAAGACTTTATTATCAGATAATATTGGTCGTAATGTAGCCAAACTAGGTGTTCCCGTGTTAAATATGGATACGGAAATGAACAAAGAAGACCATATTAATAGAATCTTGGCTATGATGACTGAAATTGAAATTAATGCAATTGAAACAGGGAAGTTTGCAGAATCACCAGACAAAAAGACAAAACTACTACAGGCAGTAGAAGAAATCAAGAAAACACCATTTTATCACAAGAGCATTGCTGGTAAACCATTTGAAGACCAGCTAGCTATTATGAGAAGGTGGGTATTGAAAGATGTCGGTCTTAATGACGATGGAACAGCAAAAGATTGTGTTATATTTTATGACTATCTAAAACTTATGGATAGTGCTGGTATGAGCCAAGACCTAAAAGAATATCAGGTTCTTGGTTTCATGATGACCTCGCTGCATAACTTTGCTGTTAGATATAAGGTTCCTATTGTCGCCTTTATCCAATTAAATAGAGATGGCATTACCAAGGAAAGCACAGATACAGCAAGCGGTTCAGATAGAATCATTTGGTTGTGTAGTAATTTCAGTATCTTTAAGAGAAAAACTCCTGAAGAGATTGCTGAAGATGGTCCAGACAATGGTAATCGTAAATTAGTTCCTTTGATTAGTAGACATGGTGGTGGATTAGATGATAACGATTACATCAACTGCCACATGAAAGGTTGGTGTGCAAAGATTACTGAAGGTAGAACAAGATTAGAAGTCATTAATAATAAAGGCGGCGCATCTGATGGATTTGTTGTTGAAGAACAAAATAATGAAGAAATCCCATTTGAATGATCAACACAAGCTTAAAATAGTTTGTGATGAGGTATGTGATAATATTGATACCTTACTAGACTT